GTCAGGAAAAAAATACGGCCTATTTTTCACTTTTGTAAAAAAGTTTAAGTGAAAGTTGTCAGAATCGGTGTATTATATATAGGGGCATATTGTTCCTGACGACATTTCAGCACGGTGGGGATCGACCGGACGATCTCAGTCTAGCGATAGACGATCCAAAAAGGGGCTGCACCTGGGCACTGAGTGACGACTTCTCAACCCGCATGCAGATCGGCAAAACCGACCGAGGGCAAAGGCACAATGAGGATTGGCGAACGGAGAAGGCAAACAAGTTACCTCACTCCTCGCGACGCAACGGGGCTTAAGACCTCGTCGAGGGAAGCTTTCCAGGCTTGCCTAAAAGTCGAGCTATGCTCTCCCTCAGACAAGGCACAACCAAACCCAGGGGGAAACCTAGATTCGACGTTTGCGAATAGCAAACGGACGTGGGTGCGAATCCCACTTCCTCCACCAATTTACAATGAAAGAAATAGAGATAGAAATAAATCAACTCACTCCAGATCAGGCTCGGGCTTGGTGTGATGCGTTGCGGGTAGACTGGCGAAACTACATTGACGAAAAAGCGTCAAAGCCAGAGACTTGGATAAATATCTTGCAGAAAAAAGCCTGGGAATCGGAAGAGTAATGCCAAGTATGAATCTTAAAAGCCACTCGAGGCGGAAGGGTAAGCCTATCGGCTATAAGGAATCGCCCCGGACTGATGTCGAAGCAGTGTCGATTCGTTCTAGCAGCAAGTGGACCAGGCTATCGAGGCAGATTCGCCGCGAACGCCCGATATGCGAAGAGTGTTTGAAGAAAGGTGGACCGCTAAGGCCCAGTCAAGAAGTGCATCACGTTGTCAAAGTTAGGAGCAATCCAAACCTTGCATTCGATCCAGCTAACCTAATGGCCCTTTGCAGGGAATGTCACTTAGAGATAGAGAGTAGAGAAAATGGCTAGACCGCAAAAACAAGTAACCGACTACGCCCAAATCGAGAAGCTTGCCGAGATTGGCTGTAGCGATGAAGAAATCGCCGGAGTTATTGGCGTGGGGAAGCGAACATTCGTGAGGATGAAGCAGCGAGATGAAAATATCGTTTTGGCATTGGATCGAGGCAAATCGAATTTGAATGTAAAGCTGCGACGCTTCCAGATCGAGATGGCATTGAGCGGATCGGTGCCAATGCTCATTCACTTGGGCAAGACCGTCTTGGGGCAAGGGCAACCAAAGGTTGAAGAGACTAAGGAAAACCCATTGGCTCAGTTTTTGCCCAGGGCTGAAACCCTAAAGAATTTACCCAAATCTGCGGATGAGCCGAGCGACTGAATACGCTCAATCAATTGTCTCTGGAGAAATCCAGTCATGCAAATGGATTAAGTTGGCCGCTGAGAGGCATATGAGCGATCTGAAGCGATCAGACGTGTATTACGATCTAGACGAAGAAGATCGCCGCTGCGGATTCATAGAGTCCATTCTAACGCTTGAGGATGGTTCTCCTTTCATCCTAGAGCCTTGGCAAGCTTTCATCGTCGGTTCGATATATGGCTGGAAGTACGATAAGGATGATCGTCGCAGGTTTAGGAATGCTATGATCTTTGTCTCCCGCAAAAACGGGAAATCCGCTTTACTAGCTGCGATAATATTGTCTTCGCTGGTTCAAGATGGCCAATGCTATTCGCAGATGTTCGCGGTCGCCTCGGATCGCGGTCAAGCTACCTTGCTTCGCGACTACGTTTCTGGATATATAAAGCGATCTCCTCACTTGTCCGAGATTCTGGATGTGCAGACCTGGCTAACCAGGAACAAACTGACCGATACGGTTTTCAAGGCATTGCATGCCGATCACCGTCGCCTTGATGGATTGAACCCTGCCGTAGTTGTTTTTGACGAATTGCATAGCCAAGAAGGCCCGGAGCTCGACGACGTGATTAACTCGTCGTTTGGGAGTCAGCCAAATTACTTATATGCCAAAATCTCAACTGCTGGCGAGTTTGGCAGGGAAAAGCCTGCTATGAAACAAAAAGACTTGGGCGAGAAGGTTCTGGAGGGAATTGTCGAGCTCGATGACTATTTCTATCTAAACTATACTATCGACGAAGGCGACAAGTGGGATGACCCGGCAATATGGCCCAAGGCGAATCCGAATTTAGGCGTAAGCAAAAATCTTGATTACATGAACGCCTTGGTGGATGTAGCTCGAGAGATTCCGCAGAAGGTCTTGGATTTTAAGACAAAGCAGCTAGATGTCTGGATAGAGGCCTTCGACCAATGGATCGATTCTCAGCGTTGGGACGAGCTCAAGGGCGACTATGCGTGGGAAGATCTGCAAGGCTGTAAGGCGTGGCTCGGGATCGACTTGGCCCGGGTTCGCGACATATCTTCCGTAGTAGCTGTAGTTCAAACCGATCCAGATGAGCCGCTAAAGATTTGGGGCAAGCATTTCATCCCGAATGACGATATTGAGAAAAGGACCAAGCATGACAAGGTTCCGTATGCCGTTTGGCGTAATCAAGGCAATATCATCACGACTGATGGCAATACGACCGATTTCGATGCTATATTTGAAACGATCATGCAGTGGAGCGAGCATCTAGAGATCCAGGAGATTGCTTATGATAGGCACTTCTCAGCCGAGCTTGTCCAGCGTCTTTATAACGAATCGCTCGAGCTTGTGCCGTTTGGGCAGGGGTTTATCTCCATGAATGATGCCGTTTGTGGCCTAGAAAGGCTGCTACTTGGCAAGAAAATGCAGCATAATGGCGATCCAGTGCTCGCTTGGGCGTGTTCAAACACGATTTTGGCCACAGATCCCGCAGGAAACCGGAAAATGGACAAAAAACGCTCAAAAGAGAAGATTGACCCGATGGTAGCCCTCGGAATGGCAATTGCCAGGTCGCAGGACAGCATCGAGGACGAAGGACCGCAAATTTACGTTTAGACACAAAAAAACCGCCCTCCCGCTAAGGAGGACGGCTGAATAACCAAAACCAGCCTTGATCTTGGCTATCTGGTTTAATGGGTCAAGTGTTTTTTCACTTTTTGCCAGTACGGAATCGTGGATTCCTTCAGAAACCCTCGCGGCCCACCATTGTGAATTCTACTTATGTATTCTTCTCGGCTCATCCCTTCTGGCCGTTTATGATCTTGGGCGTACCGTTCCATGTACGCCATAAAGATCTCCCGGGCCTTGTCAGGATCGAACGCATCCTCGTGCGTCCAATCCTCATTGGCCCACTCAGCCGCATCCTGCACATAGGCAGAATGCATCTGGAGTATGCCATATGCTTTCCCGGCATCGCCGATGGCATTTGGGTCGCCGCTACTCTCAACGGCAATCAGTGCGAGGATTAAGGCAATCATGAGTGAACCTCCCAGCCGTTTCCAATGAAAGAACCATCAATGTGGTTCTGGGGATCATGAAAGCCGACTATCGCGTTTGGATAATCGGCCTTTGCCAACTCAAGGGTATCGTAGAAATCTACGACGGTTTTTCGATTCTGACCAGCTAGGACGCTGGTATCGGGATACTCGTCTATCTTGTACACGGCTAGACCGTGCACACTTGCTTCTATTGAATAGGTCATACGTTTCCGAGGCTTTCACCTAATTTGGGTGTGTCAAAAACAAACTTATAAATAATTTGTAAAATATTCAGTCAATTGCCTGTAAAGTCATGTAATATTACTATAGAGGCATATGCGTAATCCATTCCGTAGAAAACCGAAAGACGAGCCGCAGAACAATCTATCATCGCCCGATGAGTGGTTAGTCGATGCCCTGTTTCGCGGATTGGCGTCCTCGGGCGTTAAGGTGACTCCTATCACCGCCCTGGGCGTTTCAACAGTTTATGCTTGTGTCAATGTCATATCAAAGGCGATCTCCAGTCTGCCACTATGCATTTATGAGCATAGCGAGAACGGAGACAAGGTTAAGGCCTACAATCATCCTCTATACAACGTCCTGACTCTTAATCCCGCAAAGAACATGACCACCAGCGAGGTTATGGGGGCTATCGTCAGTAATTTGATACTTCGCGGAAACTCATATTCGCTATTGAGCCGAGACGGTTTAGGTAATGTCCGGCAGATGATGCCCATCGAGCCAAGCGACATGAGCTTGCAGATTCATCCCGTCACAAACGAGATTGACTACCTAGTTGATGGCAAAAAGGTTCAGCGATCCAGGATTCTTCACGTCAAGGGACTGAGTAGCTCGGGCGTTTTGGGCTTCGATACCACAACCTTGGCGAAGGATACGATAGGCTTGGCGATTGCGCTCCAAGATGACTTGGCAAGCTTCTTCAAGAACGGGGCAAAGATGGGCAGCATATTGTTATCCGACAAAACGCTAAAAGCCGAGCAGATCCAGAGGCTTCGCGAAGCGTTCGACAGTCGTCACAAAGGAACCGACAATACATATAAGACGGCAATACTTACAGACGGTTTGAGGCCTTACACTGAGCGATTCAGCTATCAGGATGCCCAACTAGCCGAGCAACGCAAAATCACGACCCAGGAGATTGCCAGGACATTTGGCGTACCTTTATCAAAGTTGCAGATTGAGTCGGCAACGCCCAGAGCTAATGTCGAGGAATCGAATAGAGACTTTGTCACCGGAACGCTTCGCCCGATTGTAGTCTCATTGGAGCAAGTGTTGAATTTAAACCTCATACCCGAATCGCAACGCAATCGATTCTCTATCAGCTTCAACATGGATGCCCTTCTTCGTGGGAATGTCGAGGCTAGATATAATGCATATAGGATCGGGCGCGAGTCTGGATTTTTATCTGTCAACGAGATCAGGAGGATGGAAGGCCTTAACGGCATAGGTGACCGAGGGGATACTTATCTACAGCCGCTAAACTTCACAGAGCTTGGGTCGACACCGAATCAAGAGGAAATTGAAGATGAGTAAGATTTATATATATGATCAAATCGGCGGGAACGGAATTGTAGCGTTAGATGTAATCAAGCAGTTATCCGACTTGGAGGGGGACATCGACGTACACATAAATTCTGGAGGCGGTTCAGTCAGCCAAGGCATCGCCATATATAATGCTCTTAAGGAATATGAAGGTCAGGTTCACGTTTTCGTGGATGGTTTGGCAGCTTCTATTGCATCGGTCATCGCAATGGCTGGCGATACCATTACGATGGCTGAAGGATCTCTTATGATGGTTCACGAGGTTTGGACCGAGATAGCTGGCAATGCTGGAGAGCTTCGCAAGGAAGCCGAAGTATTGGAAAAACACACCGATACGATTTTGGATATATATGAAAGCAACACGCCTTTGAGTCGCGACGAGATAAGGAAGATGCTCGAGGCTGAAACTTGGCTGACAGCCGAGGAGGCTTATGAACTAGGCATCGCCACAGATATTTCAGGAGCTTTGAAGCAAGCAGCTTGCGTTAATATAGATAGTTTCACGAATGCTCCCAAAGAACTAGAGGCAATAATCGCTCTTAACACGAAGAGCCTCGAGCCAGAGCCAGAAAAATCGGACCCTGAACCTGAGCAGCCCCAGGCTGAGGAAGATCAAGACGATCACAAGAATCTTTCAATGGTTCCAACAGCCGAAATGGCGGCTGAAGCAACCAGGGGGCTGGAGTGGCGAGCGGAATATAATCGCGGTGGAACTGAAGTTGGAGTGGCTCGGGCTAGAGATATAAAGAATAGAAAGACTCTTAGCCAAGACACTGTAAACCGAATGATTAGCTACTTTGCTAGGCACGAGGTCGATAAGGAAGCCGAAGGATTTCGCCCTGGTGAAGATGGGTACCCATCCGCAGGCCGAATTTCATGGAGCTTGTGGGGGGGGGACTCATCTCAGAGGTGGGCTAACGCTCGTCGGGAGGATGACTCAGAGGCATATTACGATCCCGAAGAGGAAGAGGAAAAGAATTTTGTAGATAAAGAATTTGTCGCTCGTTTAGAGGCTGCCAAACAGCGTCTGGCGACACTAACCAAACTGGCCAAGCTCTAGCGAGCGACTCGGCCCGAAATATAACCCATACACAACTAAAATAATGGACAAACTAGTAAACAAGCGCGCTCAGCTAGTTGCTGAAATGCGTTCTCTCCTTGACGGTAAGGAAGGCTTGAATACGGAAGACCAAGAAAAGTTGGCTAAAATCGAGGCCGACTTTGATTCTGTTGAAAAGCAAATCCGAGCTGAAGAGAAAATTAACAAGATTGAACAGAAGTTGGCTTCTTTTATCGAAGACAGCTACACGCCTTCAATCGAAAAAGAAAACAGCGTAGACGACTATCGGGCAGCTTTTGATGAGTATGCTCGCAAGGGACTCTCTGCTTTAACTGGCGAAAAGCTTGCTGCTTTGCAGGTTGGCACCGATTCCGAAGGCGGTTACATCGTTCCTGAGTCTTTTGAGACTAAGATCGTTGAAATCCTTCAGGATGTTAACCCATTCCGCAGCGTTGCAAATGTAATCCGCACGGCTTCAGATCGAAACATTCCGGTCGAATCAGGCATTGGATCTTTTGCATACGTTGCAGAAGAAGGAGCCTATGGACTCTCTGATCCTGCATTCTCTCGCGTTACGCTTGGAGCCCACAAGGCTGGCGGTATTATCAAGGTTTCGGAAGAACTCCTTCAGGACGCTTTCTTCAATCTTGAGTCGTACTTGGCCAACGTCGCTGGTCGTCGTTTTGCAAACCTTGAAGAAGCTTCTTTCTGCACCGGAACTGGTAGCAGCGAGCCTCAAGGTCTGTTCAACCCAACGTATACCAACAATGTGACTGGAGCCGTCTCCGCGACCGCCGCTATCTCTAGCGACGATCTCATCGACGTATTCCACAGCCTGGGACGTCAGTATCGCAGCAACGCGACTTGGCTCATGAACGACTCTGCCGCAAAGCTGATTCGCAAGCTGAAAGATGCCGACGATCAGTATCTATGGCAACCAGGTCTGCAAGCGGGTCAGCCTGACACGATTTTGGGTCGCCCCGTTATCGTCTCAACTCAGGCTACTGCTCCAGCAGTTGACGCGAAGAGCATTGTTTTTGGAGATATGTCTTACTACACGATTGCTGATCGTGCTGGCATCTCTGCCCAGAAGCTGAATGAACTCTATGCTGCAAACGGACAGGTCGGTTACAAGTTCAGCACCAGAAATGATGCGAAGGTAATCTTGAACCAAGCGTTCACTTCTTTCACGCACGGATCTGCTTCCTAATATTGCAAATTAAAGCAATAAAAAGTTTTGCTACTAAAGGTAGCGGCTATCGGGTTGGGGAAACCTACCAGGTAGCTGCTACCACTGGCAAGCAATGGGTAAAGAATGGATGGGCCGTGGAGGTTAAAACCCCGCGAGCCAGGAAGTCTAAAAACCCAGAGGTAATATAAGCCTCCCCTTCTCAATGGTCTAGTAATTTAATCAGTGGAGACTTCACGAGTCGGGGAGGCATACCCTCTTATATAAAATGCCTATCTACTACAGCTACAAAACCACAACAGGCCCAGCTAGTGAGCCCATAACATTGTCTGAGGCTAAGGCCCAACTTCGTGTAGAGTCGGATTTTACTGACGATGACACTTGGATTAACACGGCAATAACAGTAGTTCGTGAGCAGGTAGAGTCATTTACAAATCGGGCTTTAATGCCCCAGAGCTTTGAATTAGCTATAAGCGAGTTTAGCGACGAAATCGAGTTGCCGAAACCACCATATAGCAGCTTGTCTTCCATACAGTATTATGACTTAGACAACGTCCTTCAAACTCTTTCCAGCAGCTACTATCTGGTCAATGATTATACAGAACCAGCAATAATTGCTAAGAAAACCGATCAAACCTATCCAGACACATATGACAGGCCCGATGCGGTTAGGATCGCTTTTTCTTCTGGATATGCAGATGCGGCAAGCGTACCTTCATCTATAAAACAGGCCATGCTAATGCTCTTGACAGATCTATATGATAATAGGTCAGCCAGTTCTAGCCATTTAAATACAGTCAAAATCGAGTGGACACCAGCGGTTTTGAATCTCTTATCGACGAATAAAGCCATTCTTTACTAATGCTATCCTCTAGGCTCCAGATTTATGCCAAAAGCGAATCTGTAAACAGCTATGGGGAATCAGAGCTAACTACTTCGCTATACAAATCCGTTTGGGCTCAAGAAATGGAAATTAAGATTGATGAAGTTAGGGACAGTGATTCGGTAAAGAATATGGATGCTTATAAATTTAAGCTTCGTTACAATAATTGGCTAACAGAAAACCATGAGATTGAATATGACGGCGGAAGGTTGACTATCGAAAGTGTCGAACCGGCTGGGCATCAATTAAGACAGTGGCTAATAGTCAAAGCTATCAGACAGGAATGAACCAGCGATTCAAACTTTATACCAGGGGAAGCTCGCTGAATTCATATAGAGAGCTTTCTGATACATTTACAGAGGGATCTTCCGTGTTTGGCAAGGCGAGGCATTATACCGATGGAGAATCGCTTGTATCAAACAAGCACAGGCCTTTGCATAAAGTGGAAATAAAAGCCAGGCACTTTAGTGGTAACACAAAAGATCATTTAGAGTATCTGGACTATCGTTGGGAAATTGAGGGAGTTAGAAGATCTCACAGGTCTGGATTCATAAGAATAATAGCCAATAGGCTATATGCTGTAGTGGCTAGAAAATACCTACAACCAAACGGCATAAACTTTTATCTAACGCCATCCGGTAATTACTATTTGCAGCCATGAGCGATATAACTGTCAGCAACGACATCCACACTTTCATGCAGTCGGCCAGCAATTCGGCGGCTCGCGATAATTTAGGCGTAGGCGATGCGGATGCCGTTAACCATGCCTCGCTGGTATTGACAGGGACGGCGGAATCCAGCCAATTCATCGGACCGCTTCGCGGCGAGGTTGTATTCAGAGGACAAGCGGCGGAAAACATTACAAAGGGGCAAGCCGTTTATGTTAGCGGAATAAGCGGAAACACTCCGGTATTAAGCCTAGCAGATAGCTCTAATTCCGCGAAAATGCCCGCTTTCGGGTTGGCTGGATCTACGGTAACTACCAGCCAATCCCTAGACGTTGTTACATTTGGTACGCTTTCGGCCATAGACACGTCAACCTTTACGCTAGGTGCGACGCTATACGTCAACGGGGCTGGATCGCTATCGGCAACCAAACCGACCGGAGAGTCATCCCTAATACAAAATATCGGTAAGGTTCAGCGAGTCCACGCGACCTCTGGATCAATCAAAGTCGGCGGAGCCGGTCGATCAAACGACACACCAAATCTCGATGAAAATAAAATCTTTATTGGCAATAGTTCAAATGCTGCATCTACTGCGGCGATCAGCACCGTTATTACGGACAACGCTAGCAGCGTTAAAACGGCGTATGAATCAAACAGCGACACCAACGCTTTCACGGATTCGGAAAAAACTAAGCTCGCTGGGATCGCTTCTGGGGCAGAAGTCAACGCAGTTGATTCGGTCAATTCGCAAACAGGGGCGGTTGCCTTAGATGCCGACGATATAGATGACACATCAACGGCCCATAGATTCGCAACTGCGGCCCAACTGACTAAGCTTGATGGGATAGAGACGGCGTCCACGGCGGATCAAACCGGAGCTGAGATAAAAAGCTTATATGAGGCCGAGTCGAATACAAATGCTTTTACCGACGCGGAGAAAACCAAGCTATCGGGCATAGCTACGGGAGCCGAGGTTAATACGGTTGATAGTGTTAACACACAAACCGGCGCGGTCGTTCTAGATGCCGACGATATATCTGATGCAGCTACGACAAACAAATTCACAACTGCTTCAGATATATCAAAACTAGCTGGAATCGAATCTGGAGCCGATGTAACCGATGCTACAAATGTATCAGCGGCTGGCGCGCCTATTATCTCCTCGGGAGCTGGTACACCGTCCAGTACGCCATCGAAGGTTGGCGACATATATATTGATACAACATCCGACGACGCATACATAGCAGTTGGAACCGCTTCTTCATCAGATTGGGAAAAGAGTAATGACGGATCTGGCAGCGGAGCGACTGATCTAAGCTGGACCGCATCGACCTCGACCGTATCATCTTCGACGGGGACGAACGCAACTTTGACTAATGCGGATTCGTCGAATGCCGGACTAATGTCTAGCGGCGACAAAACCAAACTTGACGGCATCGAAGCCGGAGCTACCGCAGATCAGGATTTGTCATCGTATCAGCTCCAGCCATCAGAGGGAGCATTCGTGAACGGGGACAAGACGAAGCTAGATGGTATTGCAGCCGGAGCCGAAGTCAATGCAGTCGATAGCGTCAATACACAGACGGGATCAGTTGTTCTCGATGCCGACGACATATCTGATTCGACTACGACGAATAAATTTACCACTGCATCTGACATATCAAAACTAGCTGGCATCGAGTCCGGAGCCGATGTTACTGATGCCGCGAATGTAGACGCTGCTGGGGCGACCATGAATACCGACACGGATATCAGCGGGAATTCATGGGTTGTCGACGAGGACAACATGGCTAGCAACGATGCCACGAAAGTTCCCACGCAGCAAAGCGTAAAGGCGTACATTGACACAGTTGTCGACGGAAATGCGACCAGCATACAAGGCACGAATGTTGATAGCTCGGTTGCTACGCCTAGCGATGGAGACATTCTAGTCTATCGATCTGCCGGTTCAGACTTCGTGTTGGAAGCGAAGCCAGCCGCTGGAACAAACCCAGCCGCTGCCGACATCACGGACGCAACCGCCGATGGCATTGCGTTGATAACAAGCTCGGATGCAAATCCGTTTACGGATGCGGATGAATCAAAACTCGATGGGATTGCAGCAGGGGCCGAGGTAAATACCGTCGACTCCGTAAACGCTCAAACCGGAGTTGTTGTTTTAGATGCTGATGACATATCCGACGCGACCACGACAAACAAGTTTACTACAGCCTCAGATATTAGCAAGCTAGCCGGTATCGAGGCAGGAGCAACGGCGGACCAAACCGGAGCGGAGATAAAAGCGGCGTATGAATCCGAGGCGAATACCAACGCCTTCACGGATTCTGAGAAAACCAAACTAGCAGGGATAGCGGCAGGAGCCGAAGTTAATACGGTTGACAGTGTCAACACGCAGACCGGAGCGGTCGTTCTCGATGCTGATGACATTGATGACACTTCAACAAGTCATAAATTTGTTACAGCAAGTGATTTAAGCACTTTATCAAACACTAGCGGGACTAACACTGGCGACCAAGATTTGTCCTCCTATCAGCTTCAGCCAAGCGAGGGGGCGTTTCAAGACGGAGACAAAACCAAGTTAGACGGAATTTCCGCCGGTGCAGAAGTCAACGCGGTTGACAGCGTAAATACCCAGACAGGAGCAGTGGTACTAGATGCGGACGATATATCGGATGCAGCCACTACTAATAAATTCACGACCGCAGCAGACATAAGCAAATTGGCAGGGATCGAGGCGGGAGCGACGGCGGACCAAACCGCTGCCGAAATCAAAACGGCCTATGAGTCCAACGCCAACACGAACGCCTATACGGACGCAGAAAAAACTAAACTAGCTGGAATAGCGAGCGGAGCGGAAGTAAATACAGTCGATAGCGTCAATACGCAGACGGGTGCGGTTGTGTTGGATGCGGATGATATATCCGATACTGCGACCACGAACAAATTCACGACTGCTGCTGACATAAGCAAACTAGCAGGGATCGAAGCTGGGGCGGATGTGACCGATACGGCTAATGTGCAAGCGGCTGGAGCCTTGATGGATTCAGAGGTGGACTCCGACATCAAAACGCTATCTCTGCCAGCCAGCACAACGATAAGCACGTTTGGAGCTAGTCTGGTTGACGATGTAGATGCAGCTACGGCAAGGACCACATTAGGCGTCGATGCGGCTGGGACAGACAACAGCACAGATGTAACCCTAGCAGGGAGCGGAACCTACATTAGCATTGCTGGGCAGGTCATTACGGTGGACTTAATTACAGAGAGCGACATTTCTGATTTGGGGACGTACCTCACTGCCGAGTCCGATACGCTGGACAGCGTGACAGGACGTGGAGCAACGACGACTAATGCCATCACTGTTGGTTCCATTGACATCAATGGCGAGATTATAGAACTGGCCGTTAATACGACCAGCGTTACTGGTTCGACCGCATTGGACCCAGCAAACGGAACAATCCAAAGGCTGACGTTTTCGGGCAATGTTACATTTACTGATTCTCTTGCTAACGGCGAGTCAATCACGTTGCACATCGACGACGGAACGGCTTACACGGCTACTTGGCCGACAATGGAATGGGTCGGAGGATCTGCTCCAACATTAGACACCACCAACGAAACAATCATAGTGATCTGGAAGGTTAATAGCACACTGTACGGAATGTCATCAGGAGTATCATCATGAACATACTAAAGGTCACAG